GCTCGCGCGCCATCTCCTCGCAGACGGTAGCCGTGTCGATCACGAGCGATCGGCACTTCTCCGGCGGCGACTGCTCGAACGAGGCCAGCTTGCCCCGCAGCTCGGCCCAGGTCTTCGCGCTGTCGCGTGCCACGTCGAGCTTGCGCGTTGAGCCCTCGACGTCGATGAACGCCGGGGCCGGAAGTGCCGCGGCGCATGTCGTCTTTCCGATTCCTCCTGTCCCGTACAGCAGGATGCGGTCGCCGCTGGTCGGCGTTCCTCGGGTGAAGTTGATCGCGGTCGGCGTCGGCACCGATGCGCGAGGGCTGGACTTGCCGACGGGGACGGCGGGTGCAGGAGGCGGGGCTGTGGGTTTCGATCCCATTGGGCGTTTCATTGTGCCGGGGGTTCATGCCGCGCCAGCTCCGGGTGGAGATGCGCGCGAACGTGGAAGCCTTCAGGCGGGACGTCCCCGGCCTTCGGGCGGATGTTGTTCGAGCAGAGGCGAAAGAACGCGCACTGGCCGAAGGACGAGCAGGCGTCAGGGTTCCGGTGCAGCAGCCCGTTCTCGCGGGCGTGCTCGATCAATCGCACCTGGTCTTCGACGTTCTCCTGCAGCGTTTCGTAGTCGGCTCTGGTGCGCGGCACCTCGCGGCGCGCGAAGTAGTAGCCGGGCCGGTTCCCGATGTCGGCGGTCAGTCGCGCGCCGTACATCGCGATCGTCTCGCGCCCGGAGTGTAGAGAAGTCTCGACTTCCGGCGGGTCGAACGATTCCTGAAAATAGAGTGCTGCCCCATTCTTCTCCAGCTCCGCGCGAAGCCGCTTCGCGTCGGCCTTCGCCAGCGACTTCGGGTTGATCGTCGGCTTCCTCGCGACGTCGTACAGGATGAAGCTGGGCATCTGCGGGATCTGATCGGGGCGCTCGCTGGAAAGCGCAAGCGCGTAGAGCCCCACCTGCACGTCCATCCGAAGCCGGTTCCAGTAGCCGTCCTCGTCCCCGATGCCTTCGCCCGTCGTCTTCCGCTCCAGCAGGCCGCGGCGCCCGCCAATCTCCACCACGCCGTCGAGCTGCCCGCGGTACGTCACACCGTTGCGCTCGACCGTGAACATCTGTTCGGACTCGATGATCTTCAGCGGCTGCTCTGCCCAGTACCACAGGTTCGCGGCGAACATCCGGGCCAGCTTCTCGCCCCACAGCTCGGACGGCGCGAGCGCGTGGCACGCGGCGAACGCGCTCGCCACTCCTTCCTTCGCGTGGATGTCGTGCGCGGCGTGCCATGCGCTGCCCACCTGCAGGGCTTCGGACTCCTGCTCGCCCAGCTCGAGCCGCTGTAGGTAGCGCAGGTCGAACTCGGTCAAGCAGCGTCGGGCAGACGCGAGCGCGGAATGGGTGTAGCTGATGCGTTCTTTCATTGGGCTTTCGATGCACACTCGGGACCGATGCCCGAGCGAATGGAGTCAGGATGGCTCAGCTTGCGGTTGCACACGACGCACCGGCCCGAAGACTCGAGACGGTAGCCGTCGCTCCACCAAGCGCCGTGCGTCTCTTCGGTCGCGCCTCGAACAGCGAGGTCGCACCAGATCGCCAGCTTCTTCTCGACGCTCGACCAGCCTCGCGGCTGCCAGTGGTAGCCGTCAACGGGCAGCGTCGAGTCGGGGCCGCGGTGCTTCTTCCACACGCTCGCGGCCTTCCGTCCGTCCAACCAAAACGCCACCGCTCGGTAGTCGTTCTCGTTGTCAGGCCCAACCAGCAGCGACAGCAGACGACGCCCGTGGAAATCTCCGGGCGTCGTGACCGTGTGCAACTTGACCGTGAAGTGGCCGTGCTCCGGGTGGCTGACGGTGTACGTCCCGTTGTGGACGTTCGGCGCGTTCGTCGCGCCCTCGAACAGTTCTTGCATGATGTCGCCCCCGCGGTTCGTTGTGCGGGGCCTCCGTTCGGAAGCCTACCCCCGAAAAGGGATTCGCTGGGATCGAAACACGAAAAAGCCCCCAGCCTCGAAAGGCCGGGGGCGAGCGTCAGGGCGGGGGGCCGCCGGGAAGAGGAACCGGCGGGGGTACAGCCCCGCCCGCCGCTCGGACTTCAGACCAGCGCCAGCGCAGCGATGCGAATGGCGCCACCGATCAGCCCCAGTAGTCACTGTCCCGTTGCGTCTGCGGCCTCGGCTGTCTTCAGTCCAGCGAACAGGGCCACGTTGTCCCTCTCAGCCGTCACGGCTTGACCGAATCCGGGTTCGGTCGTGAGAGTAGACAGGTGCAGCGCCCGCTCGGACATGAACACGGCCACCTCGTCCTTCGTCTTCGACAGGTCGGCGCCCGTCTCTTCCACGGCGTCGTGGATCAGGTCGCGAAACTCGTTCTCGAAGTGGGGCATGGTCTACAGCTCCTGCAGCTCTTGGATCGTGTCGGTGAACAGCTCGACCCGCAAACGTAGCGAGTCCGCAACGCCGGGGCCGATCTCCCCGTCGTCCAGCTTGTCGTCGATGCCGCGCAGCGCCCAGGGCTGCATCGTCGGCCACGGCACCAGGCGCAGCGCCGCGCGGTCCGCACTCTCGAGCGCCCCGCCGAGCATGGAGGCCTCGTTCGTCAACACGCCGCTGGCGTCGATGGTCAGGTCGCCGTCCTCCACGCCGTCCTCCAACCCGCGCACGAAGTCCGCGCGCACGTTCGGCCACGCGAGCTTCGCGGGCTCGAACAGCGCCGTGTCCCGTACGCCGGGGCTCGGACACGAAGCGAGGAACGGCAGCAGCGCGAACGCGATCAGCAGCGCGGCGGGTCCGCTGGCTTGCTCCTTCACCGCCTTCGCCACGGCGGCGCCGATCGCGCTCGCGGTTCGGTCGTCCACCTCTCCGGCGGGGGCCTCGACGCGGATCGTCTGCTCGGGCCGTTTCGGCTGCGGCTTGAAGTCGCCGTGCGCAGCGCGCTCGCGCTCCTTCCCGATGTCGGCCACACCTTGCGCGCCGACGAACGCGAGCAGCGGCGCGACGATCAGCGCCGTCTGGTCCCACGTCAAACCTTCGCGCGTCGCGAAGAATCCGATGATGGCGGCCAGCGCAGAGGCCAGGAACTTCTTGGATCGAAGCAGGTCGGGCAGCGGATTCATTCGTTCGTCTCCGGGTCGGGGATTTCGAGGTGCGCGACGTCCGAAGGCGTCGCCGGGAAGTCCAGCACCGCCCCGCCCTCGCGGGCGTAGCGTTGGGCGCCGCCATGGTACGTCGGTCGCGGCAGCCTGCCGACCGGCGTGAACTCGACCAGCAGGGCGGGCCGCCCGCCTCCCTCGGTCGGGACGGCGATGTCTGGATGGTGTCGCAGCCCGCGCAGCGAGTCGAGGTCCGCGTCGCACGTCCCGTCCGATCTCCCGAAGACGGACAGCAGGATCTTGAGCGGGAACGTCCGCGTTAGGAGCAGGCCCCCCTGCTCGTCCGTCGTCCACAGCGCCAGCAGCAGGCGCTCGCCGCGGATCGTTCGCACGAAGCCCTCCCGGAACTTCCACGACGGGTCGCGGTACAGCGAACCGTCGCGGCAGCGAACGAGCACGGGCGGCATCTGATCAGGGAAGTCTTCCGGCCTTGTGATCGCTTCGCTCATTCGGTCGCCGCCTCTACGGCTTCGCGGTACAGCAGGCCGACCAGCGGCCAGCGGTTCCGCATCTTGTCGGGGTGATCTTCGTACAGGTAGCCCAATGGCTCGGCGCCCATGGTGAACTCGCGAACCCAGCCGTCCGCATCCGGCATCTTCAGCTCCTTCGCGACAGCGAGCACGATCGGGTAGTGGTAGCCGCTCGTGCTCGAGCCTGCTCGCGAGCCGTCGAGGAACACGCGATAGTCCGGCTCCGGTGCTCCGGGTCGGCGGCAGTCCTTCGCGATGAACGTGCACAGGTTCTCCAGCATGGAGACCGGCACCGGAGCGCCGCACTGGCGCGCGAGCCAGAGCGCCCACAGAATGATCGACTCCTGGTACGTCTGCGCGATCGGCTGCACGGACACGTACTGGTCGAGCCACGCACGACGCTCGTGCTGATCCATCGACGAGTACCCAGCGGCCTCGCGCGCGCCAGGGTCGGCGGCGTCCACCGCATACTCGCGCGCGTAGAACTCAGACTCCTTGGACCAGTTCTCCATGATCCCGCCGTTCTCACGCTGCGCGACCTTGCACGCGGCGACGAAGCGACGCAGCGCGACGTCGGACTGCTGCGTGCCGTTCAGCATGAAGTCCAGCGCGTACACGACGGCGGGCCATGCGTCGCCGCGCCCCAGGTACTTCGAGGGCTCCGGGCTCTCGAGTCGCAGCGCGGCGGCCAGCTCACGGATGCGATCCTTCGCGTCCGGGTCGTTCGTGTCCTGCGCCGCGGCGGCGTCCGCCAGTAGCAGGCGGACGATGTGCTGCGGGTCCACGTTCCCGAACTGTCAATCGTCGTCGAAGATCCCGTACTGCTTCGGGTCGTCGAGCTTGCGCCCGAAGATCCGGCCAGGCCGGTCCATGCCGAAAATCATGTTCCAGCCCGGCGGCAGCAGGTTCATGCCAAACTCGTCGAAGGCGTCGAGCAGCGCGCCGTCCTCCATCAGCGAAAGCCCGCGCTGCCGGTCGTGCATCCCGTCGCTGACTGCGCGACGGAACAGCGCCGCCAGGTCGGGGCGAAGCGCCAACGTGTCGCCCGCGCTGCCGTCGTGTTCGATGCCACCGCCGCCGGTCCCGCCCCCGTTCTTCTGCCCACTCCCGTGGAAGATCGCTCGCTGCTGCATGTCCAGCGGGTTCCCTTCGGCGTCGGGCTTCCACCCGTTCGCGAACGACTGCCCCGCGGGCCAGTACCCCCGGTGGACTGCCCCGCGGTGTCGGTCGTCCAGGAACGCCATCATCCGGTCGAGGTGCATGTCGCCGCCGCCCCACTGTTCCACGCCGGGGAACGGGAAGCCGTGCAGCCACGGCGTCGCGACGTTCACGCTGCTACCGATCGAGCCGAGCGGAACGGCGTAGCCCGGCTGCGCCAGCCACTCCTCCACGAAAGGGTGGTTCGCAACTTCCTCCGGCACGAACACCACCGTCGTCGTCCACTGGGCGCCGACCGGGAACGTGCCGCCCGGCATGATGCCGAAGCGCCCGCGCCCCAGCTTGCCGTGCGCCTCGATGGACTCGTCGGTCTTGCCGTGCACCGAACGCCAGTAGTCCCACGGCACGAAGGTCTCCATCGGGCGCGCGCACGTCGCGACCGCGCGCATCCCCGGCAGTCCTTCCAGGTCGATCTTCGTCAGCTCGACGTTCTCGCCGGGCGTCTCGCTGCCGTTGCTCACCGTCAGCGACAACTCGACGACCGGCAGGTGGCGGTAGACCGTGAATCGGTGCCGGAGGTCCAGGCGCCCGACGCGCGTGTGCCCTCGCTCTCGCACGCGCACCGCGCCAGGCTTCAAGTCGTGCTGGTCCGCGCGGATCCGCGCCACCTGCGTACCGTGCTCGTCCGAGTGCAGCCGCAGCTCGAGCCCCCGCACCAGGTCGTCCGCCACCGTCGGCAGGAGCGGGTGCCACACGAACGGCGTCGCGGGCGACGCGCCCGCGCGGACCGTCAGGCCCGCACGAACTTGCTGCTGCAGCGCAACAGCGACGACTTCCACGGAGCGCCCATACAGGCACGGCTCCACCTGCGTCGTCAGCTGCTCCTCGCCGGACCAGATCGAACACGACCCCGAAGAAGGGACGACAGCTCGAACCACGCAGAACGGTGCGGACAGGTTCGGGACGTGCAGGGCTACGGTCGGGGTCATGGTGGTCGGCGGTTCTGGCCTATCGGAGTCGCGAGCGCCAAAGGTACACCCGCCCGGAGCTGCCGCCCCCTGAAGGCGCCCGCTCCGACACGAACCGTTCAACCGGGCGGGGTTCCGTGCTCGCCCTCGGCCCTCACCTCGTCGCGCCGGGCCAGCTGGTCGGCGTGCCTCGCCGCCCGCCCCAGCGCCATCGGCCAGTTGAAGTCCAGCGCGTTCGAGACGTTGAACGCCAGGAAGCAGGCGCCCTCCTCGTCCGAGGTCATCACGTCTTCAAGCAGGCGCCGATCGTGCAGCGGCCACCTCTCGATCATTCGGTACGCCTCTCGCTTCGGGGCCCCGACCGCGCACAGCATTCGGAGCGCGTAGATCGAACGCCCGGCCTCGATACGAAGACGGATCAGCGTCGCGAACGCCAGCAAACCGGACTGGCTGCGGACAAGGTTTAGCACCTCGACGGGCTCCATCTCTCGAACGTTCTTCATCGGGTAAGGATCGGGGCCTGCCTCCCTCGCAGAAAAGCAGGCCCCTACGCCGGGCGACTAGTCTCGATCCGGCCACCCCCATACACGGGGATCCGGCGCTGAAGAAAGGTCCCTCGGAATGGACGAGGTGGCAAGTCAGGAATCGTAGATTCAGGCCGAGCGCGCCCTGTCGCGTCGCAAGGCTTGGTTCACGCGGCCCATGTCGGACTTGCGCTCGGCGGTCTTCGTCAGGCCGAGCGCGTACGCCTTCGACGTGATCGACTTCGCGGAGCGTCCCAGCAGGCGGGCGACCTCTCGAGTCGGCTTCACCGGGTACAGCTTCCGAAGCCGCTCCTGCTCGTCCTTCGACCAGCGCGGCATCGCGACGCCCTCGAACACGCCCTTACTTTTCGCCAGCGCCAACTCGCGCGCCTTGCGCTGCACAGACACCACGGACCGCTTGAACTTCCGAGCCAGCCAGGCGTCTTCGTTCGATGGGTACAGGGCTTTCAGGTCTCGTTCTTCGTCTAGTGTCCAACGTCGCGCCATGGCTCCCTCCTACTTCCCCGCGGGGTACTTGAACTGCTGCAGCGCCTTCAGGCGCTTTCCGATTCCGCTCGGCGCGCGTCGCGCCGTGTAGCTCAGCTCGGTCTTCAGAGTCTCCGCGATCGCGATAGCCTCGCGCAAGCGATCGCGCAGCAAATCCCTATCCGCCTCGACTTGTCGGCGCAGGTTGCGCTCCTCGTTGTACGCACGGTTCTCGCGGTCCGCGCGCTCACACTCCTCTCGATGCGCCTCCCACCCGCGCTCGGCTTCCGTCTTCGCGCCCTCAAGCTCCACGAGCGTCAGCTCCGTCCTCGGCATCGCCGCGGGCGAGCAGCCCGGCAAGGCGAAGGCGTGCCCCAGGAAGTCCTCGGCGGCGCGGAGCGCGAACAGCCGGGAATCGGTCGGTGGTTTTCTTCGAGCAGGCCGGGCAGGTCGTCGGCTTGGATCAGCAGCTTCATCTTCAGGCTTCGGGGTCAGGGCGCAGCGCGCCGGTTCGTGATCCGGGGAGTCCTACCCCGCCGACCGCTCGCCGCCAGGTGCTCCTGCGGCGCTCTCGCTGGACTTCGCGCCCAGACGGGCCACCACTCGATCCGGGCCGCCCGGCGCAGCCCAGCGCCAGCACGCGCAGCGACGCCGGACAAAAAGCGGGCCCGCGCTCCGGGGGGAGACGCGAGCCCGCAACCGTCGCGGCGAAGCCGTAACCCCGACGTCAGGGCGCGTCCGAGTAGACTCGCCCCGTTATCTCCCGCTGCTCCTCGCTGACCTCGAGCATCCGCCTCTCCAGGTTCTCGAGATTCTCGACCAAGGCCGCGCTGCGCTCCTGCTGCTCGTCCAGCAGGTCGCCCAAGACCCGCCTGCGGTCCCGTTCGTCGAGGGCGACGGCTTCGACGGATCGCACCTGCTCCATCGGGCCCTCAAGCAGCAGGCGCATCTCGCGCTGCAGCGAAGCGTTCATGTCCTCCATGGACCTCTTCAGGAGCGCCACCAGCTCCTGCTGCGATTCGCTCGTGGCTTGCAGATCCGCGTCTCGCTGGTCGCGCGTCCACGTTGTCTCGGCAATCCTCGCAAGGCTCCCCCGCATCTCGCGCAGCTCCGTCTCGTGTCGAGCTTGGTCGCGAAGGAACGGCGAAGCAGCCAGTCCAGCGATCACCAGGATCAGGCTGCCCGCGCCAAGCAGGTTCCCCCAGTTCGCTCGCCCGCTGTTCCGCATGAAGCCGCGGACCTCGTTCGCGAAGGTCTCGAACATCTCGCGGAAGCCATGGAACTCTCGCCCCATGGATCGCTGCTGCGTCTCGAGTCGGGAGAATCGCGCGTCACTAGATCCCAGCGGCCTTCCGCCCTCCTCCTCGCCGCTCACGAGATCAGCACCGCGTAGGCTTCGACGACGCCGCTCACCGTCATCGTCAGCAGCTTCTGCGGGTTGGTGTCCGTCGATTGGTGACGCACGCGCAGCACGTCGCCGTTCGAGATGAAGCCTTGAGAGATTTCGCCAGACGTCCCTCCCGCTGCGATCAGCGTCAACCAGCTACCGCTGTTGTTCAGCTCGTACTGAACGTCGCCAACGGTGAACGCAGACGACAGCGCGAAAAGGTGACTGACTCCGCCGGCGACAATCGTGAAGCCAGATCCCTCGTCGGCTTGGTCGAGCAAGCCGAAGGCGTGCTGCCCCACCAGGTCGGAGTCCAACGTGAAGGTGCACACCAGCCAGTCGCGAGACGCGAAGACCGAACCGGCGAGCGTGTGCGACTGACGCACCGCGATCGAGAGCGACGCGGGCAGCGTGTCGGTGTCGAGCCCGGCGAGGATGTCGAGCTGCCGCATCGTCGCGGACGTGCCGCTGATCCCTGTCTCGGAGTCCAGCACCGTCACGCCGTCGCGCACCTCGACCTCAACCGTCGTGCTGTTCGCCGTCGGGAAGTCAGCGAACAACGTGGCCGCGTCGATGGTCAGCGCCTCGATCTCGTCGGCGGTTCGGAAGTCCCGCCGGACGATCTCGTCCACGAGGATCCCAACGTCTTCGCCAGAGCCGGAGCCGTCCAGGTCCACGCTCGTCGTCTCGAGCGTCGTTCCGTTCAGGTCGAACAGCGCAGGCGGGTACGGACGGCGCACACGGTCGTCCATGGTGAACTGGATCGCGGTCGCGTCTCCCTCGTCCACCTCCGCTCCGATCCCCTGCGGGATCAGCAGCACGTCCACAGTGTTCCCCGCGTCGATCGTCTGGTCGGACAGGTTGAAGCCGGTGAACAGGAAGTAGACGAGATCCCCCGCCGCGTGCTCCTGCTGCACCGAGTCGAGCACGCCCCGGTACACGTTCGTCAGCGTCAGCCCGCCAGCTCCAAGCGACGCGCTCTCGAACAGCATGAACTCCGTGCCGACCAGCACGAGCGTCTGCAGCGACGTGCCCAGCTCCACGGCGGTCAGCACCTCGGGCACCTGCACTGCGATGTCCGCCGCCAGGTCGGGATCGCCAACAACGACGACCGAGGCCACCGGGTTCGTCGCCGCGATCGTCAGCGCAGCCGACAGCTCGCCCACGAGCAGGCCCGCGCCCACTTCCCCGAACTCTGAGTAGTCCCCCGCCGGAGTGCCGACGGCGTTGCGCTGCCGCATCTCGATCAGCGTAGCCGATCCCGTCAGACGCCCCGCGGCTGCGATCTTCTCCAGCTCCGGCGAGGTGGTCAGCGGGTCTCGAGACGTCAGCGCGCGAGGCGCCTCGAACGCTACCTGCTGGTCGGACTCGATCGCGGCGACCGCGCTCACCGGATCCTCCCAGCTCGTGTTCGGCGCTTCGCCAAAGTTGCCCACCGCGGCGAAGAAGACATCCTGCACGCCGCGAATCGTGATCTCTCCGCTCAGCAGGTCGCCGTAGTCCACGCCCTTCACTCGAATCGGCAGCTTCGTGTAGTTCAGCGTCTCGTTCGTGAACGCCACGACGTCGCCCGGCAGCACGCCGAAGAAATCCCGGTTCACCAGCCACTCGCCTTGCACCAGCGGGATCGACAACGTGCGAAGTTCACGCGAGGCGATCGCGCTCGCGAGCGCGCCAGTCTTCACGCCGGGGTACGCGATCGTTGCCGTCGCGATCTTGCCCAGCACGCGGACGTTCGCCATGTCCTGATCGTAGCCGTACGTCTCTTTGTAGTCGTCGGAGGCGTCCACGAACGGAACGCGGACTTCGTTCACCGTCCCCTCCCACGTCCCCTGGTTGAACGCGCGAATCTCGATCACGTTCGCCGTCGTCATCTCCGGCACCGTGTCGATGTCGTAGTCGGCGCGCACCAGCTTCACCTGCCACTTCCCCGTCAGCGGGTTCTTCAGCAGCACGCCGTCGATCTGCTGCTCTATCTGCCGCACCAGGTCGATCAGCCCGACCTCGCGGTCCAACAGGAAGCTGAAGCCGTTGCCCTCGTCGTACAACGTCTCGCCCGCGGTCGTCAGGTTCGCCGTGTCCACCTCCGACGCGGACTCGGCGTAGCCCCACTCCTCGTTCGTCAGGATCTCGTACAGGACGTTCGCCGGGTTCGCGCCACCGTCGATCTCCTCCTTCCCACCGGTCAGCGCCAGACCGTTCGTGATCCTCGACACCTCGAACAGCCATCGGTCGATGTTCGTGCTATTCCCGAACCACGCATTCCCCCGGTACGGGACGAGCTGGCAGACACCGCGGTACGCGGGCACCTTCCCGTTCACGCCCAGCTCTTGCTTCGCCGTCGCCCACGACAGGTTCAGCGTCAGCCCCGTCCCGATGCTTCCGAGCGCGCCAGCCGTCGCGGCAGGGTTCGAGGGTCGCGAGTAGTAGATCCCCTGCACGCCGTTCGCGTCGGTCAGGTCTATCCCAAAGATGCCGGTGCGAACGATGTCGTCCGCCAGCTTGATCTTCGTCACCACGCCCGCCGCCTGCTCCGTGACGCGGAACCGCGCAGAGGTGGCTTCCTCTCCGTCGCCCTCCACCACGTCCACGTAGTCGCCGGTCGCGTAGCCGCTTCCTCCGCTCGCGATCGTCGCACCGGTCGGGATGTTCCCGAGCAGGTACGGGCTCATTCGCTGCGTCGTCGTCCCGCCGTAGAACACCCACTCGCCCGAGAGTCCGCCCGCGCCGAAGTCCGCGCCGCCCAGGATCTCCGGCTTGTCGATCTCGATGATCTCGCCGTCCGTGATCGTTGAGCCCGTGTCCGCCACCGCGTCGAACAGCAGCTTCGCCTTGCTCTTGACCCAGATGCGAAGCAGCTCCATGTTCTCGTCGCCCTGGCACAGAGCGAACTGCAGCCCGAGCCGGTACTGGTAGCCCTTCACGATCGTCTTCGACGAGAATAGGCCCGTCTTGATCTTCTCGGTGATCGCGTCCGCTCGCAGGTCGCCGTACCAGATCACGTTCGGCCCCTCGATCAGCGACGTCCCCCACAGCAGCGGCAGCGGGCGCTGCTCCGTCGCCGTCGGGAACGAGAAGTCACCGAGACCTTTCGGCTTCGCGTTCTCGAACTTCGGCTCGGGCCGCAGCAGTTCCGCGAGCACGAACAGCGCGACGTTCACCAGCAGCGTCAGGAAGAATCCCATGGTCAGATGCCCGCCACGAACGGGTTGGTCGTCGGCACGAAGGGGAAGCCTCCGTAGTTTTCGATGTTGTCGAACTTCGTGTCGCAGCCGCTCGAGCCTTCGGCGGTGTGATCGCACCCGGCGAAGACGTTGACGGACGAAGGCGTCGGCTCCATGCGCGACTGCAGCCCGAGCACGTTCCCGGTCTGCGTCAGGATCAGCCGGAAGTCGTTCGTGCCGATCCCCTCGACGTAGCCCCGCGCCATGAAGCCGTCGGCGTAGACGCCCGACAGCCCGCTGCTCACGGTCAGCGTCGTGCTCACCTGCGACGCAACATCGAGCGCAGCGGCGCGGTACGTCGGGTCGGTGTCGTCCACCTTGCACGTCTCCGGGTCATACAGGACGTGGTTGCACGAGCCCGTGTAGAAGCGACGCGGAACCGTGCGCTGCAGCGACGCGATCACGGGACGCGACGACAGCACGCACAGCTGCCCGTTCTTCCTGAACGAAGCCGACTCCACGAAGCCGTCGAAGTCCTGCACCACCTCCGGCGTCGGCGTGTCGCTGCGATGGAACCGCTGCACCGTCAGCCGAACGCGGTAACCCGGCAGGTCTCCGGTGAACAGCTGCGCGACGGCGTTCGTCGTCGGGATCTCCAGGCGGTACTCGCGCTCGCGCTCCTCCTGCCCCTCCTGCTTCTTGCCGCGCTTCAGTCCGGCGACGGGCGTGAACGTCTGGCCGCCCGCCGTCACCTCGTCCTGCGCGGACGTGTAGCGGTAGGTCGTCGAACCGGCGACGATCGTGAACACCTCGACCGGGCGCCCTTCCTCGGCGCTGGTCTCCTTCGCTGCGTACGTCATGCGAGCGTCACCGCCACCGGCGCGGACACGCGCGCCACGAAGCCATTGGGATCGAAGTCGATCGAGATGCCGTCAGAGTCCAGGCGCACGTCTTCGACGTACTCCACACGCAGGACTTCGGCAGCCGTGTACGTCGCGGGCCAGGTGTCGTCGAGCGTCAGCCGGTCCACCGTCGCGCTGACGGACGCCGCCGACTGCACGACCCGGTACACCGGGGCCGAACCGTCCACGAACACGACACGGATGCGATCCTTCGGGGAACGCGTTCGGACGAACTGGCTGTAGCCCCAGTTCGCCACGTCCATCGTGTTCGCGCCGCTGGTCAGGTCGTCGGACAGTTGCAGGTCTTCGGAGTCGCGCGGCAGGAAGAACGACACCTGCCGACCGCGCAAGTAGCGAAGCAGGTTCCGCAGCTCCCACACGGCTTGCCGTCCCTCGGCGCGCATCGTCAACGTGGACCGGCGGCGCGCTCGATCCTGAACCGAAGCCTGGAACGGTTCGCCCGCCCCGCCGTCGAGCCGCAGGAACGGCGTGCTGCTCGAATGCCGAACACGCGAACCGCGGATCACGTTGCCGTCGTCCCACAGCAGCTTCGACGACAGCGACGAGAACGGCGAGGCGTCCGCCAGCGCCGCCACGTTGTCGATCGCCGTGAACCGGATCCGCTCCTCGCGCAGATTCACCTGGTAGCGTTCGCCGTCCGCTCGAGTCTCCATCCGGCAGATCGCCAGCGGGTAGACGGTCGTGCCCACCGGGTAGCCGTTCAGGATCCCAGACGCCAGGCCCAGCGACGTCGCGCCGACGCTCGTGATCTCCACCGCGTCGAACGTGGACTGATCGGTCAGCACGCAGACGAAGCCGCCCACGCGGAAGTCGCGGTTCGCAGTCGCGCCCACCGTCAGCGTCGCGTCCGTGGGCGACGCCGCCGCCGTCAAGGTCGTATCGTCGAACCAGACCGGCACCCCGAAGTTCCTCGCCTGGTAGTCGAACACCAGATTCTCGAGCACCTGCGACTCCTCGCCTTCGTCGAGCCGATAGCGGTAGAGCCACGACTGCCGCGGGTACTCGCGAACGCTCACGCGCTGCTCCGTTCCGTCCAGCGACGTCAGCAGGTTCGTCAGGAACTGCAGCTCCTCGCGATACTCGCGTTCAGGCTCCGCTCCGAACAGGACGATGCGCTGCAGCTCGATCGGAACCGAAACCGTGAAGCCGCCCGAGAAGTCGAAGACCAGCGTGCTGTCCACGATCGGGTCGCCCACGGCATCGACGTCGAGCGTCAGCGCGAGACCGGCCTGCTCGTCCACGTCCACCGGGAGCGCGGGCTGCGAGCCCAGCGAGATCCCCGTGCCTGCGTTGTTCGTGAACGTCGTCCACTCGCGCGCGTCTCGTCGGTTCGCGTTGTAGACCTCGATCGCGGTGGACTGGTCGGACAGCACGTTGCCGAAGTCGAACGAACGCGGGACGACGTGCGGCCTCTCGAAGAAGTCGAACCCCGCCACGGACTGCAACGCCTCGAAAGATCCCGTCAGCTCCTGACCTTGCGGCGCCGCCTTGTGATCGACGAACACCGCGGTCGGCACGGTCGTCGCCGCGTCGAACGGAGCCGGATACGGCTGCATCGTCGTCTCGCCCGGCGGCGGGCCGTACGCCTCCGCGTCGCGCGCGTAGACGGCGGGCGCGCGCACGACGTCCTGGGCTTGGCTGTAGGTCACCACGAAGCTGTTCGGTCAGACGACCTTTCGGTACGCGATGCCAAGGTTCAGCGAACGGCCCGCGACGCTCGCCGTCGTCTTCTGCGACATCGGGAACACCACCCAGGTATCGCCGCCGTACGCCAGCTCGTCGGCGTTGCCGAAGTTCGCGATGTTCAGCCAGCGCACGTCGGGCATATAGCCCAGCAGGTACTTGCGCGTCGTGTTCGAGGGGTCGCTGTAGTACGCAGACACGTTCATCATCGGCACGACGCCGCTGGCCTTGCTGCCGTTGACGTTGCCGAAGCCGCGCGCCTCCACCCCGGCGCGGAAACCGCCGTGGATCTGGCGCCGGGCGTTGCCCGCCGTGTCGATGCCGACGGCCGTGGACTCAAGCGCGACACCCCACACCGCCGGGGACTGGTTCGGCAGCCCGCTCGCGATTCGGATGGTCGCCGCGCGGGGAGCCTCCCCCGCTTGCCCGAGCCCGTCCAGCAGCGTCTGGTGATCGACGTCCACCGCGATCGCGGACGTGACGCTGTCGTGGTAGTGACCGAACACGAACTCGCCTCCGGTCCAACCGTCCCCGATCTTGTCGAGGATGCCGAACCCGAAGTGCCGGTACTGCCCGGCGCTGATCTCCAGCACGACGTAGACGTAATCCTCGTCGGTGTCGTCCGCGAAGAAGTGGTAGCTCGGGAACGGCCCGTCCCCGCAGTCGCGCACGCAGCGTTCGGTCTGCAGGTTCGCGTTCGAGAATCCCGTGTCCGCCGCGTTGTACCCGTTGCCAGAGTCCTCCGTGTGCTTCCCCGGCGCGGTCCCCGTTCCGACGTAGGCCGACGCCTGAAAAATGCCGATGTGCTCGCCGCTCCCGCCGGGCACGTACTTCGCGCTGAAGGACAGGCTGCCCTTGTGCAACTCCATCCAGCCGTTCGTTGTGTTCGGGTTGGGCGAGTAGCCCGCAGTCCAACCGCCGTGCGTCGTCACGGCGAACGTGGACAACTTCGAGAGCAGGTCCGCGATGCTCGTCGCGGTTCCGGTTTCGTACGTCATAGTTCGTCAGTCCTCGCGAAGCGCCAGGAAGCTGTAGGGGTTCACGCGCGTCCCGTTCTGGAAGATCAGATAGGCGTCGCCGCCCTGCGTGATTCGGTCTTCCGAGGAGATGGCCTGCCCGCCGTCGTGCAGCCAGAAAACGCCGTCTAGCTCACCGAAGACTCGGTAGGTCCGTCCCGTCGAACGCGCCTGCATGATCGTCACCGGGTACAGCGGGATGATGTCGTCGCCGGTGTTCGGCGTCGGGTACACCTCGGCGGCGCCCGACGCCAGCGTCAGGTCTCCGTTGTCGAACCCCGTCGATCCCGCTGAATCCCAGATCACTTGATCGTTGTCCGTGTGCGGCGGCGGCGCACCGATCGGCCAGACGAAGACCGAAGGGGATCCCACCGGGCTGTAGCTCGGCGTCGTGTCGTTGTTCGCAGACAGCACGCCGTTCATGGCGTTCAGCCACTCGCCGTCCGGCGCCCACACGAACGCGGGCCCGTTGTCCCGGCGCAGCACTTCGGACAGCCCTCCCCAGATCGAAGCCGTGTCCCTGTACCACGCCTTCGGTCGATCGCTCGAGCCCGCGACGTACGCGGGGAACGGCAGCTCGGTCGTGATCCCGTACGGGTTGAGCAGACCGAACGAAGCCTGCGCGTAGTACGTCGTCGTCGTACTCTCGACCTTCGCGATCAACACGACGCGGCGCCCCGTGTGCGAAATCCACCACTCGATGTTGAAGGCGTCGGCGTCCTTCAGCGGAACGAACGCGCCGTCCCCGGTTGAACTAAGCGTCAGGTCGCCGTCGTCCGCAGACGAGAAGCCGTCCGAGACGTTCGCCTGCAGGTGCATGTTCAGCGAGCTGTTCCACGACGTCATGCCAAACAGCGCCCAGTTGTAGACGGTGTTCAACCCGGTCTCGTCCGTGTCGTTGCTGTCGGTCTTGATCCCCACAAGCGGGCCCGTCGCCGTGCCGCCGTCTCCCTGCAGCACCACCAGCGTATCGCCCGAGACTTCGGCCCACGTCACGGTCAGCGTGCAGCCGGTTCCTCCGGCGGGTGCAACCGTCACCACCGCAGGGTTCGCGGGCACCACTTCGTAGTCGCCAGCGGACAGCAGGGCCGCGGACGTCACCACGCCGCCGGACACCGTGGCCGTGAAGGTCGCAGCGGAGCCGCCAGGCGCGAGCACGCCGCCCACGACCGTCAGCACGTCCGTCGAGCCGTTCGTGTAGCCGGTGCCCCCGGCGGCGACGACTGCGGACGCAGCTTCGGACTGGCGCGTGAGCTGCGTCCACTGTTCGTCCGCGCTGAACGTCAAGTCAAACGTGGCGCCCGTACCCGATCCCGTCGTCGCGGACTGCGCGTTCGCCGTCGTGGTCGTCGGGTCTACCGTGTACGCGCCACCGCGGAAGATGCGAATGCCGTCGATCACGCCGCCGGAGATGGACGTGACCTCGAGGCGTGCGACGAGCGTAGACGTCGCACCGGT